AGGCGGTTCTCCCTAACGGGATCACGTGGAAGTTCATTGGAGGTCGACGATCTGTATTCTCGCATTCACTGCGAAAACTCAGTGGAAAGGACCGAGGTCGCCTGAGGGACACCTGGTTGTCAATTTCCGGTTTCCTAGAGATTATATCTCCTGGTTTAGTCAAGGGGTTATCTCTAACCCCCCGGCTCTACCAAGAGACGAGATCTGGAATCCTAAAATTGTACAGGTGGCTCCTCAGGTCCTGGTGTTTCCAAGGAGGCGATTGGACTCTATCCCGTATCGCGAGTCTGTGCGACTGGGCCCTGTACTACTCAATCGAGAGTGACTACTCTCGACCTGAAGTAGAGTCAGGTACCATTGGCGCGACTCGCGATGGATGGGTCCTCTTCCCTTGGGCGAAGGGGATCCTTCGTGGTTTATTGTTACCCACGAAGGGCCCCTATTCGCCCGAGGGGGCCTCCTCAGAGAGGAACTCCTTTCATCTCTATACGCTGTACTCCGTTAAGGGTGGTCTTCCGGTGCCATCTCAAGAGAAATGTAAAAAATCTCTTAAGTTACACCAGGAGACAACCACTAGCGGTGGCGTGACGAGTGAAGGGCTCCTCAATCTTGCTGAGAATTTCGCGGAACTCTACCGTAGTGAGTTCCCTCCGAGTCCTCGAGCTATCACCCTGACAAACACCTCCTCCTCTACCTACGATTTCTCTCGTAGGGAGGGGGGGAGGGCTGCGTTTGTTAGGGGGGTTCTTGCTGAGACTCTGGAGGGACTCAAGTGTAGGACCCACTATATCGGTTCACACACGGCCATCGGGGGCTACTGGGATTTCCTCCCAGCATTCCTCGAGGGGCCGGAGTCGAACATGATATTGAGGGACTACTCGGTTTTGTTCCTCTTGGAGAGGGCGAGGGGTATGGGCTTTGTTCCTGACCCTGTGGGGGATCTCATAGAAGGTGAACCTTATACCGGAAGGTATAGGTCACCTCCTGTGATTTCCCTCGACGGGTTTGAGCCAAAGCCCTACCCCACTAGGGCAGTTGCAGTGGAGGAGCAAGGGAATAAGGCAAGGGTTGTGACCCCTGCCGATTCTGTCGTTGCCACTCTGCTGCACCTCGTGAGGACCTATTGTTACTCATCCCTGAAGAAGGATCCCGAGGTCGGGACCATCTCCGGGGAGGGAACTCTAGTGTCCTTCATGAAGAGGGCCAATAAGGTCCTCGAGAGGTCGGATGATGAGTTCCTGGCGAAGAGGGTGGTCATGTCTCTTGATTTATCAAGAGCCACGGACACCTTTCACCAGGATCTCATCACTCGACTCTGTCGAGGTTACTTAAAGGACCCTACTACCCCAAGTGTGGTGAGAATCCTCTCACCACTCGCCACCTCTCCAATGGAAGTTGAATACGAGGATCTTGATACTTCGGTAACAAACCGAGGGATCGCCATGGCGAACCCCTCCTCTTGGTTCTTTCTTAACCTCTTTAATAGATTTTTCTGGGAGTTGTCCGGAGCATTGCTCCGGGCCTTTCCTAGATTGTCTGTTAAAGGGATTTTGAAAGAAGTGGAGGGGGGCCGCCTAAAGGATGTAACCTTTAGGGGGACGCCAGGGGATCCCTTGACGTCGAGATGTGGGGATGATCAAATCTCCTTTACCACTGCAAAGAGAGCCCTTCTTTTCGAAGGGCTCCTTCCCATGGGTGGAGCGATCATCTCCCCGGGGGTTCATGCGAAATCTCGGAACCTCGGGACATACACGAAGCAGGTTTGTATTCTGGATAGACTCCAGAAGAAATTCCGCTTCCTGGATATCCTGAGGGTCCGCTCGCTGAGCACCCCGGATTCTCGGTTACCTGGTAAGAAGGAGGTTCCTCCCTCTTGGAGTAGAGGGATAGCTGCATCAAGGGAACTCGCGTGGTGGAAGGACCCGGTTTACGCCGGGGCTTGCACATATCTCCACTGGAGATACGCGGAGTTCCTTCGGTTAGTTATCTCCCTCAAGATTGAACCCTGGGTTCCTAGGAAGTTTGGTGGACTTGAGTACCCTCACTACAAGAGGGAACTCAAGTTCCTCAGTCCTAAGACCCCAAGGATGATTTCAATCCTCCTAAGGGCTGACTATAATGTCAGTAACCTCCTATCCATGGAGAGATTGGGTGGTTTGTGGGATCCACAGTACTCTGGGGACCTCGGTAGGAAATCCGATGAGGTGGTCTCTGCGGTCCTCGCTCAATGTGATTTTACTCACATTGAGAGAGCTCGCGCAGACGGCCTCCTTGACGGAGTTCCTGTCGAGGTCTACCCTCAGTGGTGGACCCTCACCCCAATCGAGGAGAAGCTTAAGGAATCAAGCTGGTTCCCCTTAAAGGATTTCCTTCAGGATCTTCGGGGGCTCGTTCAAGGACAGCTGTCCTGGAACAGTGAGCTACCCGCGATTCAGAAGGTCCCTTCTCTAAGGGCGGTGGCCAGAAAGTTCCATAAGCTTCGCCAAGAGATTCTCTCCAGGGATACTTACCAGTATCAAGATCTGCAATCGTCGACCTTTGATGAACTTTGCAAAAGACTTGATTGGAAGACGAAGGTTGTCTTCGTGAGGGATACCGCTAGTCGGAATTTGGAGCGTCTGAGGAACGAAAGTTACTCGGACGACCAAATTGACCAGTTCATGGGGCTCTATGCCAGGAGCCCAGAACCTAGCGGACCTCACGAGGTACCTTGGTTATCCAATTAAGCCCACGTGATTGTTCCTTCGGGGAGATTATTTCATCTCTCCAAAGGCGGGGGGGATTACTCTCCCCCGGGGGTCCCGG